TGTAGACTTTTTGAATACATCCGGTAAAACAGTTACTATAAATAGTGTATTAGCAGGGTTAGGAAAATATACACCTAAACCCAAATTTAAAAAAGGTGATACGGTTCAATATAAGCAACAGACTATGAAACCTAATGTTAAGATGCAATTAGCCGATTCAGCAGAAGCTAGAAGTGATGCACCTTGGATTGGATATTGGAAATTTACAGACCCTTGTAGAACTAATAATCACCAAGTTATGATATGGACTCAAACAGGAGATGATATGAAGAAGGGTATTATATATTCAGGATATCAATTACCCGATGATGATACAACATATTCGGCAAGAACGTATAAAATACTTGATGATGGTAAAAAATATATAATACTTGGTTATACAATTAGTTCAATTTTTTATAATAAAGCTACAGCACATATGACAGTTACTATGTCATCACCTACGTCAGACAGTGGTAAGCCTTGGACATTAGAAATAGATTATAGCGGTAATAATATGCGCGTTACATCTTGGGCTGGCGGTAATGCTATACGAGTTAGCGGGTTGGGTGGATTTAAATGGTAAAATAACATGAAAAAGACAGAACTAATAAAATTAATCAAAGAGGAAATGAATTCCTTTAGAATCGAGCCAAATTTGGCATATAAGATATATGATATACTAAAAGAAGAATATCCAGTGATAGGAAAAAATGAAACTCCTCTAAGTTTTTTCCATTTGATAAATAATGGATTAAAGAAATAAATTAGCCCGAAAGGGCTTTTTTTATGTTTATAATTAGGTTTTATGAATCTTTATCATTATATTAGATAAAATTAAATAATAATAAATGGATTTATCACACTTGGTTGCACCCAACCCAAATCGAAAGCCGCTATTTATTCCTTCGCTATCAGCAGGAGGTACGGCATCATCATTACAAAAGAACCGAGATATTGAACCTGGATTAACATCTAGATTTTATTCGAAAGATTTCCCAGAAGAATTTAGACATCCTTACTTCTTAATAACTGCAGGCCATTTTTATAAAAAGATGGATGCTAGACAAAGATTTGGATTAGAAGAAACTTTTACCTTTGGTGATTCGGGAGGATTCCAGATAGCATCAGGCGCTATTAAATGGGACGTTAATATTCGTGATCAAATATTACAATTCTTAGAAGCTAATTCAGATGTAGCAGCTAACTTAGATATACCTCCTCGTATGAGCTATGAAGGTAAGTTTCAAGAATCATTAGATTTCAGTTATGATAATTTTAAATACTTTGCTCAGAAACAAAGCGGTAAAACAAGATTCTTAAATGTTCTTCAAGGAAATAATCCAAGTCAATTTAATTTATGGTATGATACCGTAAAGGACTTTGATTTTAATGGTTGGTGTGTTGGAGGTAGCAGAAGATTAGTCGATTTTATGTATACTATAGCATTATTCTTAAAAAATAGAGAGTTTGAAAAAGCTAATGTAGAATTTATTCATATGTTGGGTATTTCTAAGGTATCAGACTTCTTTATCCTGGGAACTTATCAAGCTCTTTTAAATAAGCATTATGGGGGTAGAATCCAATTAATGACGGATAGCTCTTCACCAGGACAATTTCCAGTGTTTGGCGATTTGATTATAGGGCCTAACTTCTCAGCTCAGAAATGGGATCAAATACATGTATCAAGAGATATTAAGTATAGAGAAGAAGATTTAATGCCTACTTTATTTCATACTCCTATAACAAAGAATTGGAATATGAAGATTATTAATGATTACAAACAGGAATATTATGATAGAGGTACATTACAAAATTTATTAGTATTTAACAAAGGATTATTAGATATTAGTAGTTTCTGTACTAAGGATATTGAATTATTAGGAGAAGTTATTCCTAAAGATTTATATTCAATACTTCAATCCATTCATGAAATGTTTGAATCAGATGATCCAATGTATATCTATGAAAAATATAGAGGAATCTATATCAATTACGGTGGCCAGTGGATTGCTAGCCAGCACAAAGAGGTTATGAATAACTTCTTCGAACTATAAAATTAAATCATTCTAATAAAAATAAAAACAATAAGTTATGCAAAAAGAAAGAATAATATCGTTTATTTCGCGATATCACTTAGCTGGTAATACAGACAGCGTAAAGTTAATTATAAAGGATAATCAATTGATTTGTTCTTTTATTTCATCTAATCAAAACGTGATTGGAGAGGTAGTATTGGATTCTGTAGATATTGAGGATGCAGAGTTGGCAGTATATACTACAAGTCAATTATTAAAAATGTTATCTGTATTAGATAGCGAAATTGAAATCAAATTAGTTAAAGTAGATCAAAAGGTATTTTCTTTAATCATTAGTGATAGCAATACTTCAATTACTTATATGTTATCAGATCTATCAGTAATTAAAGCAGTTCCTAAAATAAAAGCTCTTCCATCTTTTGATGTTAAGATTGATATCACAAAGGAATTCTCTGATAAATTCTTAAAAGCTAAGAATGGTATGCCAGAAGCTGAAAACTTCGCAGTTACGTCAGATGGTAATAGTTCAGAAGTATTACTTAATTATTCGACAGTAAATACTAATAGAATCAAGTTTAGTGTAAATGCTGAATCAGAAGGAAAATTATCTCCTACTTGTTTCTCTGCTAATATCTTTAAAGAAATTTTAAATTCGAACAAAGGAGCAGAAACAGGAATCTTTGAAGTATCGGGTCAAGGATTAGCAAGAGCTACTTTTACTGGCGAGGACTTTAAATCTACGTATTACTTAGTACAATTAAGCATCCAATAATATGATAAATACATTAACAATCTCAGAAACTCAAAGACTTCAAGAGTCTTTTACAAAGAGTATGACTCAAATCGTCCCGACATATATTCGAGGTTCTAAAAACCATTATAAGTTCGTGACCTGGGTTATAGATGAATCATTAGATTCTAATTATCGTTTAGTAACTGATATTACTGCTTTAAGTAGTGAAAGAAGTGAAATCGAAACCTTTGCTCAATACAAGAATCGTTTAAAGATGCAAAGAATGTTTAAAAAGTATCGTTATATGTTTACAACAGATATTTCTGAGAAGAATGGCAATTAAAATACTTTATCTTTTTCTTTAGTTTTTTCTTTCATCTCCCATATTTATAATAAAGAGAATATGGGAAGATTAAGAAAATATAATACCGAAAAAGAAAGTAAAGAGGCTCAAAGACAATTTGCTCGCAATTACTATTGGAAGAATAAAGAACGTCTTGATAGAGAAGCTAAAGAAAGATATCAAAATAAAATCAATCCGAATAATGAATTACGAAAAGATTTATAATGATATCGTAGCTAAGGCTAGGGCTGAAGATAGAAGGAAAATAAAGGGCGGAATATATTATGAAGCACATCATATCATACCAAAATGCTTAGGCGGAGACGGAAAGACATCTCAACATAAACATCCTAATATTATATTACTTACTGCTAAAGAACATTATATTTGTCATCGATTATTATGTGAAATATATCCAAATAATAATAAATTAGTATATGCTTTTTGGAGGATGATTAATAGTTCAGGCGGTAATAACGATAGATATATTTTGTCTGGAAATGAATTTAAAAAAATAAAAGAGGAAATAAAGATAAAACTTGCAGGAAGAATAATTTCATCAGATACTAAAAAAAAGATGTCTATTTCTAGTAAAAATAGACCTCCAATGTCTGAGGAAACTAGAAAAAAATTATCAGATAACTCTAAAGGTAAAAATAATCCAGGATCTAAACCTGAAGTAATTGCTAAACGCGTAGCTACTATGACCAAAAAAAGTTTAAATGGTATTTATGGCGTATCAGGAAACCGTCATGCAAATTATAAAGGAGTTTTAGAACAAAAGATATTAAAATATAAAGGTGGCATTGCATCTGGTAATGCCACCCAAGTTGAAATTGATGGTGTTAATTATGATTCTTATAAAGCAGCAAGTAGAGTATTTGGAATAGCAGGAGAAACCATATCTAGAAGATGTAAATCAGATAAATATCCTGCATGGAAAATTATAAAAGAATATAAAAAAGATGATAAAGAAAGAACATGATATTTGGACAGAGGCCTATAGGCCGCAAATACTCGAAGACTACGTCGGTAATGAACACATAAAAGAGAAGATTCGGGTATTTCTTCAAAACGAAGATATGCCTCATCTTCTTTTAAGTGGACCTCCAGGTACAGGTAAAACGAGTTGCGCTAAATTAATTACAAATACTTTTGATTTTGAAATGCTTTATATAAATGCATCTGATGAAAACTCAGTTGATGTTATTAGAGATAAAATAAAATCATTTGTAAGTACGATTAGTTTTAATAAGTTTAAAGTAGTTATATTAGACGAGGCAGATTATGTTACTATTCAAGCTCAAGCAGCATTGCGTAACTTAATGGAGACATTTAGTAGCCATGCTAGGTTTATTTTAACCTGTAATTACCTAGACAGAATTATTCCTGCTATTCAAAGTAGATGTCAATCCTTTCAAATCATTCCTCCTAATAAAAAGGAAGTGGCAGAAAGGGTAGTAAAGATATTGAACAATGAAAATATTACTTTTGATATTAAGGATGTTGCAAACTTTGTTAATGAAGGATATCCAGATATCAGAAAGGTAATTAACTTATGTCAACAGCATTCAGTAAACGGAGAACTAACACCTGATAAATCTATTTCATCTAGAAAAGCATATACTTTACAATGTATTGATATATTAAAGAATGAAACCAGTCCAAAAGAATGCTTTACTAAAATAAGACAATTAATCGCAGATTCTAAGATAAGAGACTTTGCTGATTTATTTAGAATATTATATGATGAGATAGATGTTTATGGAACGGGTCATATTGGCCCTGTTATTATGATAATAGCAGAATATCAGTATAAAGACACTTTCTCAGTTAATAAAGATATCAACGCTGCGGCGATGTTCGCAGCTCTTATAGGAACTATTAAAAAATAAAAACAAACCTTTAAAAACAAATAAATAAAATGAGAGAAGAATTAGGACAAGAACTAGTAGAAGTAGCTGTACCATCACCAAAAGATGAGTACAGACCATCAGACAAAGAAGCACTTCGTGAATATGAAGTTAGAATTAGATTCTTAAGTAGAGGATGTGTTGTAAGTGTAGGATGCCAGGAAATTGCATTTGAATCAGTAGAAACAGCTATGACTGCGATCAATGCGTATGTTGCAAATCCTTATGATGAACAAAAAAGATGGAGAAAAATACTAGGATAATGAGTGGAGATGTAAAATTTGAAGGCACCCCAGAAGAATGGGGTGCTTTAGTAAAACAAAACAAAATAAATTGGATTGCTAAGGTTTGTCATCAAGCTAATAAAGCATGGTGTGAATCAGAAGGAGATAATTCTCAAAAAGATTGGATTGAAGCTGAACAATGGCAACGAGATTCGGCAATTAATGGTGTTAAGTTTAGAATTAGTAATCCAAATGGTGGACATGATGCTTCACATAATTCTTGGATGAAAGAAAAAGTAGAGACAGGATGGGTTTTTGGTGAATTAAAAGATACTGAAAAGAAAACCCACCCTTGCATTGTGCCATTTGACCAATTACCTAAATTCCAGCAAAAGAAAGATGCTTTGTTCTGTGCTATCGTGGATGCTTTAAAATAAAATTATATGGCAATGGATTTATCGCAGCTCGGCAAAAGCGGAGCAACAGCAAACGTAGGAGGAGTTGAAATTGATTACTTGAAACAACCTGCTTTAGAATGTGAAGAAGTATATGAAGATGGAGAAGTGTGTGGTAATCATACCTTCTTACCTGTATATATCTTTAAAAAAATATCTGCAGTTCTTGCGCCTACCGGTAAAGAAGAACTTATACCAATGGAAACCTATAGATGTTCTGCTTGTGGGTCAATACCTAAAATATTCCCTCAATAATGTCAGAAGAAGTAATTAAGGCAGTATCTGTTTTCGATTTAGTTAAGATCATGACCTCAACCGAAAGGAAATGGTCTGATCTTAACGACGCGGAAAAGAAAGCAACAGAACCATTTATGATAATCATGATTCTGTCAATGCATCCTGATTTATTAGAGATAGTAAATGAATTTCAAAGATATGCTATATCGTCTGATTTAAAGCCTAAAGAAGTTTACTCATTTTTTAATGATATTTTACCAAAGCGGTCTTATTATAGTCCTTGGGTTAAAGGTAAGAATGAAAATGCTTATAGCAGTGTATTAATAGATGTTATAAGTGCTGAATATGAATGTTCAAAGTCTCAAGCTTATGAGTATTTAGATTTATTAACAGGCATTAATAATATAGATGCTATCATTAAGATAGTAAGTAAATATGGATATACCGAATCAGAGATAGAGGCTATTCTTTTAAATAAATCATTACCAAAACCAAAAGCGCCTAAGAAGGTAGCATCTAAAAAGAAAAAATAACACAATGCAATCAAAAAAACACAGCATACTTGAAAGTATATCTAACGTAACAGTAGGATTCTTAACTACTTTAATTTTCAGTCCATTTATATATTCTTTATGTGGTATGACATATACCTGGACTCAATTAGGTAGTGTAACAATAATCTTTACCATAATATCAATATTAAGATCTTATATTATAAGAAGATTCTTCAATCATAAACACAAATAACAAATAAAAAGGTTGTTTATTTGAAATAAATCTCTTATATTTAAGTATGAATAAAGAATTTATACCCTACGAACAAGCATTAGCTTTAAAAGAATTAGGTTTTGATGAGCCTTGTTTTGCAAAATATAAATCAGACAAATTATTATTAAATATCAAGTGGAATAATATATGGTGTGAAAATATAAATGAATTTGAAATTTATGCACCAACATACTCACAAGCTTTTAGATGGTTTAGAGAGAAGTATGGTTTACATATGTCAATAAATGTAAAAGATGGTATTTGGTATTTTGAAAGGTTTAGTATAAATGGATTTAAAACCTATGAAGAAGCAGAACTTGCTTGTCTTAAAAAATTAATTGAAATAGTAAATGAAAGAAAAGGCGCCTAAAATAGAAATAACTATCCCTAAAATTAAAAAGGAGTATGTATTTTCTGACAATGAAAGTACTGACACTTGGATATACAATGATAAAGGTCTTTTAGAAGTAAAGATTGATTGGGATAAAAAATTACTTAAATCAATTCAAGATGAAATACTTTATCAAGAATCATTACCAAAATCAAAACGAAAGTATTTGAATCCGGAAAATGGTAAGTTTGTTGGATATGCCCGAGCTAGAGATTTAGGATTTTTTGAAGATTAAATAAATAAAGTATATGAGTGCAGAAATATTAAGAACGGAATTTAAATTGACATTCTCACAAGAAAATGATTGTATGGAAAGTAGTGACTTAGGTCAATTCTTAAATATATACACTGAAAATGGAGGTGGTGGTGATTATTTTGTTATGGATACAGAAAGATGGGCATTTGAGAATATTGATGACCTAATCGAAACCTTAAATCAATTTAAAGAAAAATACGATAAACTAAATAAATAATATGAATAAAACAATGAAAATTGTAGATATATCTCTACATCTTATAATGATACTAACATGTATCTTATCTTTAATATTTACACCTTTTAATTCTTGGATAGTGAATACTTTAATATGGGTAGGAATATCTTTATTAAAAGCATTAACTATTTCTAAGTTAGAAGATGAGATTGAAGAAATATCAAAATTCTAATATGGCTGATATTAACAAAGAACAAGTAAATCACCCTTCGCATTACGGCGGGGGTGATAATACTTACGAAGTAATTAAAGTAATCGAAGCATGGGACTTAGACTTTCATCTAGGAAATACGGTCAAGTATATTTCACGAGCAGGAAAGAAAGATCAAAATAAAGAACATCAAGATCTTAAAAAAGCTTTATGGTATTTAGAACGCAAAATTAATAACTTAGAAACTAATAAATAAAATGGAAGAAATATATGGATTTGTCTTTTGGCACAATTATTTAAATTCAACATGGTATGCAATACCTAGAGACCAGTATAGTACCTTTTTTGGCGGTAATGCTAATGCAGAAGGAGTATTAAAATCGGGAGATATTAAAACTCTAATTTCTATTATAGAAAATCTTTAAACCTTTAATTGTTTTATAGTATGATGTAATATTTATAATAAAGCATTATACTATGAACTTTAAAGACTGGATAATAGATTTGTTTAAAGACGAGAGAAGATCAACCTCGGTAAAGCCCGTAATAGCAATTATAGGGGCTTTATTTTTATGTATAACGATGGCTATTAATTCAGTCTCCCATGCTCAATTTCATCCTAATAGAGATTTAATAGATGCAGTAGTGTTAATTACCGCCCTAGCCTTAGGAGGTGATACTATGGATAAGTTTAGTTCATTTACTAAGAAAAAAGAGGAAGACCTTCCTAAATAATTTTCTTTTTAATTAAGATTTTAGAGAAGAATAATTCGAAGCTTAAGCTAAATGCTGAATGTAATAATAATAAATTACCTGCTATATTAACAAATATAGATTCCGTTACTATAACTGGATTATAGAACACTATAGCTAACGTAAATGCGGTAATCATAAGCATTTTAGCTAAGTGCCATGCATCTGTTAAAAATACTAAGAATGTTTTAGATCCGAAGAACTTAGGCCCTAAATTTGGATCGTTATACTTATACTTGTTCACCCAAGATTCTTGAGGGTTGAAAAACGTAGATAGTTTAGTATACTTACTAAAGATAGATGTTTTGTATCTAAAAGAAAGAACATCCATTGTGGCATTAAATGCCCCTGCTAAAAATAATAAAAATAATGTAATCATATCTATAAATATCTTAGGAAATATGAAATTAATTCTTTATAATTAAGAATGACAATCATAAATAAGATCATAAAAACAACAGAATCATTAAATATAAATGATACGACAAAAAAGAAAATATCCTTTAGTCAATATTCCAAATGGGCCAATTGCCCTAGAAGTTGGAAGCTTTCATATATAGATAAAATAAAAATATCAAGACCCTCTATATCATTAGTATTTGGAACTTCTTTCCACGAAACTCTACAGCATTTTTTATCGGTATTGTATAACGATTCTGTAAAGAAAGCAAATCAAATTAATCTTCATGATATGTTGAAAGAACAAATGATGAATAACTATGCAGTAGATTTATCAAATAATAATGGAGTTCATTTTGCTACTAAAGCTCAATTATTAGAACATTGGAATGATGGCTGCGAAATATTAGATTATATAGTTAAACATAGAGTAGAATACTTCTCAACTAAAGGAATGGAATTAGTAGGTATTGAATTACCATTATTAGTTCAAGCTTCAGATAAAAATGAAAATGTATCATATCTTGGATATTTAGATTTAGTAATGTATGATAAAGATTTAGATAAGATTATTATATATGATATCAAAACATCTACAAAAGGATGGACAGATAAAGAAAAGAAAGATAAAGTCAAAACGTCCCAAGTAATCCTATATAAAAAATACTTCTCTAAACTATTAGATTTCCCGGAAGATAAAATTAAAGTTGTATTTTGGATAGTAAGACGTAAATTATGGGAGAATCCTGATAATCCTTATATCAAAACAAAACGTATTCAAGAATTCATACCTACCGCAGGAACCAAGACAGTTAAAGATGTTGGAAGATCTATAGATACTTTTATATCAGAGTGTTTTAATGATGATGGAAGTTATAATACCGAAGCACAATATCCTGCTATATCTGGAGTAGAAAATATAAATTGTAAGTGGTGTGACTTTAAATCTCATGAAGGATGCCAATTAAGTGAACGTAAAACAACAAACTTATTTAAATAAAGGTTTGGTATTTTAAATATTTTTTTATATATTAATGATATGATAGAGAAGCCTAAAATTTTAAAAATAGGAATTGCTGGAGATATAATTTATGAAAATGCAAGAAAAATTAAAGAAACGTTATTTCAGTTAAAGAACAGCCTTAAAGGACAAGAATTTATAATATATTCATTAGGAAGTATACATGGAGCAGATAAATACATTAAAAAATATTGCTTAGAGCTTAATATTACTTATAAAGAATTTAC